CGAACGTCAGCACCGTGGTACTGGTGATCGTGTAGTCGTTGATGCCGAGCAGGACGCCATCGACGATGACCTCATACTTGGTCTCATCGGTCGTGGTGCCTGCGATTGTCAGTGTCGTGTCAGCGCCATCGCCCGTCATTGTCCACGGGCCAGCCGCCGCGACTGCGCCGCCGACTACAGCGTCAGGCAGGCGCTTCAGGACGGTTGCCGAGACCGACGTTGCGCTGGTGTATGCCGTGATCCGCAGGATGCCGTAGCCGCTGTGTAGGTATTTCCACGTAACGCCATCACGGTCGATGGTCCCGGCGACCGGATCACCTGACCCATCATCGGCGATGCCTTCCTCATGCGTTGGCTGCACCGTGCCGGTTCTGACGGTCGTTGACCCGACGCTGATGCACTCATAGGTCTTGCCGTCGCTGCGGCGCTTGATGCCATAGGCGTTGTTCGACGCAAACCTGCGCCCAGGCTCCCACGGCTTCGTCTCCTGAAGGTTCTTTTCCTCCAGCTTGAACAGCGCCCCGACGTGGTTGGCAGTGAAGATGCCAGACGACGCGGTGAGCGTGACCGCGCCTTCGACGGCAGAGGCGTGAACGAGGATTGACTCGTCCGTGTTCATGTCGAGGAATGGCCCGTCCTCGTACTCTGGAATGCTGATTGTGAACGCCGTGGGAGACGTGCGGCGAATCTCGCGTTGCTGGTAGTCGCTGTGGAAGATCGTCAGCACGTCAGCCGACTGTGTGAACCGCAGCGCCGTCAGATCATTGGCACCATACGGCGTGACAAGCTGGATGCACTTCTCTACCGTCCCGCCGCTGGTGTATGTGGCCGTAGTCGTCGATAAGCGCGGAACACGGAATACAGTGGTGGAGACAACACTCGTGACAGTGTGGCTATCGTTGACACAAGGAGCAGAGCCGGTACCAGACACACCAGCAACAACAGCAACGTCACCGACAACAAGGCCATGCGCAGAGGATGTAGTGATCTCGAATCCACCGCTGTATGACGTGACGTTTGTGACCGCAACAGAGACCCCATCAGTAACCCTCGCGCCATTGGCTATGAACAATGCGTAATTCGGGCCGAACTCGATCAGGTATGCCTGCTCGCGGGAGTAGACGAACCGCTGCAAGATGACTGCCTGAGTGGAATACTTCGTCCGGCAGATGTACTCGGTGCCTGGCCGTCCAGCAACGCCGCCAAACGGTCGCACAATCATGTTCTCGCAGACTTGCAGCGCCGTGCCGTACTTGTCTATATCGACGCGGCCATACAGTGATGGGCTGATCTCGCCTGACGCAAATGATGGGTAGTATTTTTCAGCCACTTGGCAATCCCTTGTCGAAGTACGCGGTCAATCTCTGATAGAAATGCTCGGGCTGTCAGGCTCCTTGTCTGGCTTACGCTCGTTCTGTGTGGATGCGGATGCCTGCATGATCGTCGTGCGAAACATCTTGTATGCCTTCTCGGCGTCGTTCTTGTCGGACTTCAACGCGGGGGCCAGTTCTGACGCCAGATACCATGCCAGCGCGTTGACGAAGCTGGGATCGAACCGCTCTGTGTTCTCGACGCGCTTGGTGTAGTGAGCGTATGCAGGGCTGATGTCGCAGACAATAACCGTCGTATCTGCGTCTGAGCGAGACATGACCTCATACGGGATGCGCGGCGAGTAGATGCCGTATAGCTCGCGGTCGCCGTAGATCTGACCGCCGTAGAACGACCGCACGCCCATGTCACCGGTCACGGCTCTCAGAAACAGGCAGTCTGATGGGTAGTCGTACTCGTAAGACCAACCGACAGGCGGGTCATTGGTCGTCGCAGACAACGCCTTGACCGCTTTCGCAAAGCCCCACGGATGCTCGCGCAACACGAAGTCACGCGCCGAGTCGTAGAACACGCGGAACATCTTGGCTTCTTCAGACGTGTCCGAGTCGGCGTCGATCACCCGCCTGTTGTGGCGGATACGGGCAAGTGCCAGATTGCAGAGATTCGTCTTGCTGGTCACACGTCACCTCCGCAAAAAACAGGGGCGGCATAACGCCGCCCCTGAACCACACGCACACAACAACTCAAAGAGACTCGGATTCAGCAGGCAGCTTGATCGCAGCACGTTTCGACTTGGGCTTCTCATTGTCAACTCCCTCATCGATCACTGTCATCCACTTACCCAGATCGTCCATGGAGCGGATTGTGAATTCCGCACCTTCCTTGTACCGGGTAATGCCATAGATGCCGGTCTGCAACGCTTTTACACGAATCACAGTGTTACCTCAGTTAAGCCATGATGCTGAAGCCGTCGGCGTAGGTGCGGTTGTTCTGCACCATCGACAACGGAGCTAGGTGAGCCGACAGCGTGACCGTCGGAGTCGTGCCGCCGAGCGTGTAATTCAGCCGCAAATACCGCTCATTGGTATTCGGCAGCGGAATTACCATCACCGTGCCAAGCGCCAACTCAGCAGCCGTGGGAATGCGACGTGCAATCACGGATGCAGAGCTGAAACTGGAGTTATCATCGGTTTCAACGTCCACTTGGTAAGTTTCGTTACCAGTGGTGGCGTCAGCCGCGACCTCTACGGTCAGGACAACAGCCAGCGGCTCGCCAACACCGATGTCCCGATCAACACCCAGGTCAATCAGGTTGGTGGATGCGGCGGTCGCGGTCAGTGCCTGCGAGTCGCTGAAAAGGTTTTGAGCGTCAATAAACATGTTCTATTCCTCCGGTCTTACGACACAACAGATTCAGTCTGCAACAGGCCGTCGCAAACACGGATCGGGATACCACGGAACGTAACCTTGCGCTGGCCTTCTTCGCTGCCAGCATTCAGGTACACGTTGCTCTTGCGGTTGGCCTGAATGTCCAGATACTGATGGACACTGCGATTGGCGTAGAACACCGGACGACCCATGTTCAGGGACGGAATGCGGTGAGTCGCCTTAATCATCAGGTCAATCAGCGGGACAGCAGACCCTGCTGCATCGAGCGTATCGTCGTCGATGTTCGCAATACGCACCGCGTAACGCCAGTCCTTCAGAGCGATACCAGACTTCCACACGAAGCGGTCACGGTAGGCGCGCATACGAGTGCCACCCATGCCAGCAGAAGTCTCAACGGTTTCAACGCCCAAGTCCTCGTGCTGAAGGCCAGCAGTCGAACCCTTCGGGAAGATGCCGTGAACGGTGTTCGCCCCCCACCCCCCCAGCCACATCGACGCCTGATCGCTGCCAGATGCCGAGCCAGCCAGAAGGATGTTCTGACCGTTCGCAGCACTGGTGCTGGAGTAACGCGGCGACAGCCCGACGAACTCCTCGGGAGCAACCGTCGAGCCGTTACCGTAGAACAGCGTCTGCACGAACTCCTGATTCATCGCCTCGATGAACGCCTGAGCTTCCTGCAACCGATACGCGGCCTCGTTGCCATTCAGCTTCGCCAACTCAACGTCAACTTCAGACCACGCCTCAAGGATGCCGCACTGCTCGTCGATCTGTGCAGTGGTCGCCTTGCTCGGCGTCACGCCTGCGTTCAGCAAGCGCCATGCGACACTCGGCAGGCCAGTGCGAACGGTCGTGCGATGGCCGGTCGGCAGGTTGCCCTGAATCCAGAGCATGTCGGAAAGCACTTCGTTGGTTTGAGCCAGCAACTCAACGATGCTGGCGGTTTTGCCATCCGGATCGAGCGTCTTTGCCCAGTCAGACAGCGTTGCAACAGTAGTACCAAGAGTAGCCATGTTGTCACTTCCTCATATGTTGGTTATTTGCCCGCTGCCGATTCAGGATAGAACACCTGCTCAAGCGTCTTGTTGGCACTGGAGCCATTCGCTCCCTGCGCCACGAAGCTGCCCTCGCTGAAATTCGCGCCCGCCTTCGCCAGCATTTTGATAAGACCGGGGTGATTGCCCAAACCTGTTTCCTCAAGGAACTGCCTGGTTTCAGCATCAGCGTATTTGTTCACAATCGACTGAGCTTGCTCAAGCGACTTTGACCACTTCGCGCCACCGATCTCCTTGTCTGCTTTGGCCTGCTTGAGCCAGTCGGCAATCGTCTCTGCGCGTTGCGTGGCAATGCGCTCGTCGAGTTGCTTCGTCAGCTCCGTGTACAAGCCAACCACCTTCTGTGCATTTTCCTGCGTCAAGCCCAATTCCTTGAACACGGGAGAAGCCAACTCAATCGCCTTCGCGTCGATCTCGACGCCATCCGGCAACTGGAACGCTTCATACACTTCCGGCACGATTGGCTTTGCGGCCTCGGCCTTATTCGATGTCAGCGCGGTTTCACCCTTGCCGGCATCGTTGCCTGACTCCGTTGCCTGAGTCGCTGCGCCCTCGTCGGTTTTACCCTGTGAGGAAGTGACATTGGTGGAAGCAGAGCTATCCGCCGCATCAGCGTCTGCACCCGTTGTGAGTGCTGTTCCGGCTACTTCGTCAGTCATCCAAATCTCCTTCGTCGTCGTTGTCGTGAACAGGCTCGTTGCTCGTGTCCTCCACATCTTCAG